ATGATAAAAAAAACAGCACATACTCAGATTACCAAAACTCACATCTACCGTGCCGTTGCCAGCTCGACCGCGATCGAAACGGATGTTTATATGCAAAAAATTGAGCAGCAATTCAAAAAAAACCAGGCACAGGCGAAAGCCGTTGGCCTAGCCCGTTAATCAGGCAAGATGTCGCTCACTAGTTGCTTCTTAGGGTTGTAGTTCCCTGATACACCTGCCTGTATTGCCTTAAAGTAAAACGCCTTGTGCTCATCCCACAGGCTGTAATCAAGTAAGCCCTTCCCTGCCAGAACCGACAGCACATCACAAAGCAGTCTCGACAGACGCCCGTTACCTTCTCTGAATGGGTGGATCAAAAAAAACTCCATGTGGCATTCAGCTAGATAATTGACCAGATCCGGACGAGCCAGAGATTTCAGTTCACCAGACCTGGGGAGAAGCTGGTTCTCGAAACCATCAAGAAGAAGCGGAATCCTGTCGGCACCAGCAAACTAAAAGCCATCCTTAGTCAAGTTGGCATTATGCAGCCTTCCCGCCCAGTCGTACACATTCCCTAGCCATTGGCGATGCCACCTGCTGATGTGCTCAAAAGCCAGCGCTTCAGGCGGCTGGCTCTCAATAAATCGGTGCTCATACAGCATCAGCAGCAGGCCAGATTCCAGCGCCTCCATTTCTTCTTCATTTGTGATCCCTAACTTATTAGCCAGTACCAAGTCTCCAGAGCCCGGCTGATACCGCTCTTCTGCTGAATTAAGCTCATATTTTGCCAAGCTCTCACCTCCGCCCAAACAAGTTCACAACGTTGTTTTCCTGCTGTCGCTGGTAGTTGTTGATACGATCTTCCCAGATCTCAAGCGCCCTGCGCTTTTCAGTCAGATAATCATAACGATCATAGTGTTTCGAGCTGACATCGTTCAAAGCGTGATTCTGAATACGGTCACGGATCTCTTTACTGATCCCCGCCTCCCCCATCAGCGTTTTACAGGTCCGGCGTAAATCTCGCGCTGTGAAAACTTTAAACTCAGGATTAAAAGACCGGAAATACATGATGGAACGCGCCAAGCTATCAGTGCGTACCGGTCGCTCTCCATTGGTCGAGAGTGGGAAGATATAGGGACTGTTGCTTTCCTTAGTCAGTTCTTTCACTGCGGCTAATTCCTGTAGTGCCGATTCAGTCAGCGGGATCAGATGCTCACGCTTGTTTTTCGATACATCGGATATGACCAACAACGTCTTTTGTTGCCAATCAATAGCACTCCACTGGCTGGCAATCATTTCAAACGGACGCTGCCCGCCAGCATAAACACAGAAGCGAATCAGATGCTGCATCAGCGACCCAACGTTAGTGGCCTCGGCGAATTGCTCCATGACAAAACGAAGCTCTTCCAACGTTAACCATGTATCACCTACTTTTTCCGCCGAAGACTGCTTCGGTATTGCCGACACAGGATTAACTTCAAGACCGAACGTAATGCCCACGCTGGTATTCATCGGATCGTTATCGGCTTTCAGACCGTAGTTAAAGGCTGCCATCAGGTAGGAGCGAATTCGGTTCGCATGGACCAGCGCATCACGCTGGATAATGCCTGATAGAATGGTTTTGATCTGCAGAGGCGTCACATCCTTGGCTTTGGTTTCGCGAGGGATAACCGTATAGCACTCTTTTTCCAGACGCTTCAGGACATCGGCCCAGGTCCGCTTATTGTCGAGCTTCATCTTGTTAACGTAGCCATGCACCAGTTCTTCAAAAGATCCTTGAGAACGATGGATCTGAATAATGTGCTGCTCGGCCAGGCGCTGTTGTTCAAGCTCTTGCTGGGGCTCTTTTCCTTCAACAAGCCAGGCACCATACTTTTTCGCTAGCTCATTGGCCGTCACCAGTTTCATCTCAGGCCAGATGCCCAACTGAATGAATTTCTCTTTCTTCCCTTTCTCAACGTAGTAACGGAAATAAAAAACTTTGCTGCCTGACGGCTGAACCTTAACGCCAAGCCTGCCAGTACCACGTTGAGCGCTGTTGCTCCAAACGTAGTAAGACGTGCTTTTTGTCTTCAATCCGCGTATAGCAGTCTCGGTAAGATTAACGGCCATGAGGTTACCTTTATGAGGATAAGCGTTACCTGACCCAATGCCCATTTTGGGTCAGGTAATGGGTCAGGTAAGGATAGTACAATGGGGAAATGAGAGAGCCAATCAGAAACAAAAATAACTTAATAACTGATTGACTATAAACAATTAAAAACACAAACAGAGACAATGGCGAACAATTAAAAACAAGCCAATTTTATGACTCATAATCGCTTGGTCGTTGGTTCAAACCCAACAGGGGCCACCAAAAATCAAGGGCTTACGAGAAATCGTAGGCCCTTAGTCTTTTCTAGGATACTCATAGGATACCGCAGCCAAGTATAGCTAGGTATGAAAGGTAAAAGTAATGCCAAATAGTGATTTAGAAGCAACGGCTTTCCGTGAAGAGTATGTGCGGGGATACAAAGATGGTTTCCGTTCTGTTCAAGGGAATGTTGTAGTGCCAACAGCGCCTGCAATGGCTGGGTTAGTCGGTGTATCCAGGTATGATCAAGGATTCGCTGATGGCGTGAAAGACGCGAGGCGTTAAAAGTACGGCATGAACTGATACTATCAGTTAAGTACATGATTAAAAGGCACTAACCGGCATGGGAAAGCGCCTTTTTTGTTAGATTGACTGTACCAATGACTGCACAGATTATTGAACGACGCTGAACAAGGCGTATTTGTAGTGCCTTAAAAAAGCCGTATAAACAGCCTTTTCAAAGTTCTTCAAATTAAAGCTCAAGGCTTCTTTTGACAAGCTCACCAACAATTGGCCACATGACGGGCTGTACCGATTCCCAAACCGGACCACATATTTTAGCCAGTAAAGATTTCGCCTGCTTGCCGTCACCTTCACTTGCAGCAGCCACAGCAGCTGTGATACCAGAACGCTGATCGTTACTAACGATTTGCCCCTGCTCTTCAAGAATAGAAATTAGCTTTGCAACGATTTCAGATTCGGTATTGGCTGTAATGTTCTGGGACTGAGAAACAACCTCACCCTGCCCTAGCTGTGTATTACTGAAATTACCGCCAGTGATCGTCAGATTATTTACGATGCGTTGAACACGTTGGGGACGATTAGGGGCTTTGCGAGCCTCTTTATATCCTGCCTCTGTAAGGTATACATATTCTCGTTTGCTATATGAAGCGATAATGATTACAGAGCTATTCCTGTCATTATCGTACATTGCCATTGGACCAGTTTTAATCAATTTGTCTTTTTCAAGATCAGAAAAAGCGATTTCAAAATCAACGGTTGTAAAATCAGCAACATTGCAGACTGCTGTTGCTAATGCTTCCAGCTTTGGTCCCTCGTAGCCAGACTTTAATTCTTTAGCAGATAACCCTCTATCGGTAAAATCTGCTAGTAAGGTTCCCAGAATCTGTTTTGCTGCTTCGTCTAATTGTCCGGCCATCAGAATTACCTTTTATGAGTTAAGTCCATTGAGTAAATATGGGCATAGACACAGCAATCAAGGTTGAGTGGCATGATAAGTTTATTTATTGAGAACATGATCAACTACCTTGGAACGCGTGGCTTTTGCCAAGTATAGGTCTGTGCATTCATCCGCTGGCGGTGCCGTTCCCTGGCGGCCAGCGTTGCGCTAATACGCGAGCGCAATATTAACTGCTCCTGACTGTTAAGCTCATGACCACTCAGTCTGGCGGCTTCAATCAGCGCAGCCTCAATGACCTTTTGCTCAAGCATCATACTGGCCTCAGTTAATAGAGTTTGAAACTAAAGTGAAAGCAAGCTGGCGCGCCGTTAACACTTCCTTCATATGGGCGCACCATGCCCTGAACATAGCCTCATCAGTACCCGGGTAGGCATATAAAAAACCCATCAAAACCTGGTCAGTAAGCGTATCTTCCTGATCCCAACCCACGATGAACTGGCGAAACAGAGGGTATGCCTTTGCCTGGTCTTTGTTTTGCCAGGTTTCTACCACCAGATCAAACGGCGGCACAGTGAAAGTCACCATTACAGGGAAATCTTCATAACCTGCTGGCTCAATGCCTTCTTCTGGAGATAGCCCAAAGCCTAATGGGATCACTACTTCCCGGGAAAACTGCATTCCCACCGGCCACAGCTGCAGATCACATTTTGTCTTCGACATAAATCCCCGCTGAAATAATGGCGCCACCGATACGTCGCTTGCCATAACCGATTGGTACGGGATATGCCTGAGAAGTGGTATTTGTTACCCCACCAAAGGCATAAGACGCTTTATTATCTGCATCCTGTTTGCTGGCTAACCCCTTTGCCTGAGGAGACAACATCTGTGTCACGCCACCGATAGCCATTGCTGCGCCAGCCGCAAACATCAAGTTACTTGCAGCAATCCCGATGCCAGGCATCCAGATTGATACTGCTACCAGCACAGCACCAAGTATTGTTTGAAGCACTCCAGCCTTTTTACTACCGATAATCACTGGCACGATATGAATCTCGCGCCCAATATTCGGATATTCAAGATCATCTTCTCCGATATTCTTTTTCCCGACAAAAATGGCATACGTTAAGCCGCGCGCTCTGCTGGAATTCATGTATTTCTCGAAGCCCGGAAGTGTGGCGGCCAGCGCCCGGAAGGCTTCATGCGTTGTACGGATCAAGCGTTGGTGACTTTTGCCGAAAGTTTTCCCAAGCGGGCCAAACATACGGATCGTTGCCATCACTTCATCGTTAGCCGTGCTCATTGATTTACTCCTGATTTAAAAATTGCGGGCAAGGCCGCTCTGAGGTCATAAATTTTTTTCTTACAAGAACTGCCCTCAAGAGGAGTAATAGCAGCCAGACGCCGTGAGACAGTTTGTCTGTGCAGGCCGGTCAGCTGTGCTATCTCGCATATCGTCAATCGTATTTGTTTCATCAGCTTTATCTCATGATGATGAATAAAAAAAATACAATCCATCATCCTCAGCAGATCTTAAAAATATTTATCATTACAGAACAGATAATTACCGGATGATGATGATGACCTCAGATTTCAAAAACCAGCCTTTTTCCGCGTGCCCGCCGCCTCGTGGCTAAGACCCCCTCCGGGAGGACCCGCCCGGCCCTGCGGGACAAAGGCGGCTTTCACCGCCCTGTTCCTTACGGTTTGCCGGTCGATTTCACCAGGCCGCGATAGTCCAGCGGCGCAACGCCTGCATCGATACGTACCTTCCAGGCAATACCATCAACGGTAAAGCCCTCCTGTTGCTCCAGGTAAGGTGTATCCATGCCATCAAGATAAGCCACCTCCACCGTGTCCATGCCCTGTGCGGCGGTCACATACCATTCTTTGGCGTTATGCTTATCGAGGCGCGGTTCAACAATGACCTGTGCCATATCCTTCACCACGTTAACGATGCCCGGGTTCTGGTTGAGCGTACCGTTACCATCGACCGGGAAAAGAGAGGAGGAAGAAAGCACCGCGCGGTTGGCTGCTCCTTCAAGTGCCGCCGGAACGATGAGGAACGAAGGCGTAACGTTGACCGGATCGCCATTGGCGTCTTCCTGCAGGCGCATAGCCTTACGTGCAGCATCCAGACCTTCAGTATTCATATCCAGTGCAATCAGGTTCTTGTGATCGGCATGGAAAAGCGCTTTACCATCAGTGAAAGCCTGGTTAGTGGTCAGCACCAGATACACCAGCTCACCCACAGTGCGCGATGCTGCCCGGCCCATTGCGGTAGGGATGGTGGTCAGTTGGCTGAGATCATCGTTAATAATTGCCTGACGGGTGATAGAGAAGATTTCGCCATAAGTGGCCAGCGCGATTGGTACGCCTTTATCGCTGGTGGTGATGTATTTATATTCGGCCCCTTCGCGCACCTGACGCAGTTTAGAAAAGCCATTTAACCCAACACGCTTGGCTTCATGGAAGTTGCTGAGCGAACCGGTTTTAGTCCACTGCTGGAAGGTTTCCCCACTGTTCTGCCAGCCGGCAAGCACAGATTGTTCAGCTCCACCAGCCAGGATGTGTGAGAAATCGCTGCTGGTGTGTGTGAATGCCAGATTCACAATCTGCGAGCGGTTACCGAAACCGCTGATGCTGATACCGCGATCCACCAGCGAGGCCTGCGCCATTTCGAACAGGCTCATCATTGCGTACGGGTTGCCACGTTCGGCGCGGTCATGTCCCAGACGGGCATACAGCCCCTGTCGAATACCGTCGCCGGTAATATTGCCGTTCCCCGCATAGATATGGCTCTGCATACCCTTATTGGAAGGAGTGGCGGCGCGGCCCATTTCAGCGAGCAACATGTCTTTAGCCTTTTCCGGTGTACATGCCACATCCTCAAGGCACTGCATTTTCAGTGCATCATGGCGGCCACCAAACATGGCAAACAGGTCTTTAATTCCATTAATGCGGTTTTGCTCCGGTGCTGTAGCAGGGATCGACGCTTTCGGGCTGGTGATCATCCCTTTCAGGTCGTTTGGCATATATTCAAAATCCTCAATACGTTTTGATTCAAGGCGGGCCATTGCATTCACCGCCGGTAACAGTTCATCGGCAAAACCTTGCGCCACGCATTCTTTACCGTTCATCCAGGTTTCACTCTCCAGCATGGTCGCCAGCTGCTCTGCCGTTTTCCCGGTTTTACGGGCATAGGCCGGGATCAGCACGCTTTCTACCTTGTCCAGCAGTTCGGCATAGTCGCGCATGTCATTGGCATTCCCGCCTGAAATCCCCCACGGCTTGTGGATCATCATCATGGCGTTTTCCGGCATAACGATACGGTCACCGCACATGGCAATAACTGACGCCATTGAGGCGGCCAGGCCATCGATATGCACAGTGATACGCGCCGGATGTTTGCTCAGGAGGTTATAGATAGCGATGCCGTCGAAGACGTCGCCGCCTGGTGAGTGGATATGCAGGTTGATATGAGAAATATCGCCTAAGGCTTTCAGGTCTTCGGAGAATTGCTGCGCAGTAATGCCCCAGCCGCCAATCTCTTCGTAAACCTGAATATTTGCGCTCGCACCGTCGCTGGCGGCTTTAATGGTGTACCAGCCTTTCATACCCACGCCCCCAGCGAATGGTGATGCCAGTAGTTCACGCTGCTCCGTACAATCTGGCCTTTAGTGGGTACCGGCATTTCAGGATGCTTCTCCCTGATATAAGCCTGGTACTCTTCAATTTTACGCATGGTTTCGGCATCGATATGGACCGTTCCGCCCTTATCCTGTGCCGATTTGTTTCTATCTGGCATCTTCTTACCCTTATCGTGAATAATTTTACAAACTCAATAATTGATCACTAAAAGTGGTAAGTAAATAAAAATTTATCAGAAAATTAGATTTATAAGTTATCAAGGTAAAGTTGATTTAACCCAACAGTTAGCAGAACAAAAAGCAGTAAGTTTTTCATGCTGTCTTAATAATCTTCTCAAATTGGAGTTTTGATATGGCGCTGAACTTACTGGATTTAGACGATGAAACTCGACGATACATGTCTCATGAAATTGAAATAGATAAGGAGAGTGATAATTTTTACCGAAGCACTTTTTTGACAGCCAGAGGCAAAGAAATTTGGCCAGAATTACTCGAACAATCAATTGATCATGATGACAATTGGCTGGAACGAGAAATTCAAAACCAGGGGTTACTAGAACAGTTCTATACAAAGAGAAAACCCAATAGCCAAGCTCTGATGCAGGCACGCGTACCCGTAACTGCCGCACAGACATTAGCAGAAGGTGAATTTAATCGTCTCTACGTAAGGGGATTGTGCGCACGGGTTTTGGCAGAAGGTGGAACAGAAATTGAAGCATACCGAGCACGATATTCTGAAAACCCAAGAACAGCATCAATAGCTATTATTGGACGAAGATTTTCAGCAGAGGATATTCTTCATGATCTAAGGGCCAACCAAGGTGTAGATACTGCACTTGGATTACCACCTGGTCCAAACTCCGGCATTAGCGCTAAAACAATTTAATTTCAAATAATAAATAACCTCCTTTTTTAATTTTCGAAAGGGGGTTTCCCCATTTGCTACCCACTTTGCCAGCTACCCACTTTCTACCCACCAGCTTTTTAACGAATACCCTCTCAGGCCAGTAATGACGCGGGTTACAGCGTTTTTACCCACTTTCTCCCTGTATATGGGTGCAAAGTGGGTAATATAGGTACTCTTACCCCACCTTACCCACTTGCTCCCCATTTAATGACCCACTTCCCGTAATGACTGGATGGTTAAAATTTCCCCGTTCTGGATGATAAGCCCATCATCAACAAGCTTCTGTACCCAACGAGCAAAGTGCTTTGTATCGATGCCGGTAGACTTCATATCGTCGCGGATTATTGTCCGCGTACAGGGTTCACCCTGCGCCGTCCGGCTGCGTATTGCCTGCCATAACGCCATATGATTGCCGGTAAGTTTTGCAACACCCACCAGCTCCGGATCAATTTCTTTGGCCTCTCTGGGTGCATCCCTGACCACCAGAGAGCAAATCGCCTCGCCATCCTCATCGGTATAGAGTTCAGCAGTACGCAGATCGTAGGCCTTACGTTCAGGCTCCTCGGCGTCTTTCATCTTTGTACAGGAAAGAATAAGCGCCTTCCCCTCCCCCTCCCGCTTCACGTTAAATTCAGCATCCAGCGCGGCGCGGAATGAACTGGAACCGCGCGCGCCTTTTGCCTCATCCTTGCCGGAGTGATGAACCACCAGCACCGTAGCGCCGGTTTTCTGTTTGATGGTGTCACAGCCCTCGATGAACGCGCCCATATCACGGGCATCATTCTCATCGTTACCACCAAAACAACGCGCCAGCGTATCGATCACCACCAGGCGAACAGGCAACCCGCATTCCGTTTCAACCTGTCGCGCTGCCAGCAATACTTCATTGACTTCTGACGATCGAACAGGAAACACCGGACGATTGACCAGGTAAAGGTTGTCGGCCTGCTGCCCGTTTAACTGCTCCCATGCACGGATACGGCGGGGAACGCCTACACCACCCTCACCCACCACATACAGCACCGCGCCGGCGGCTACCTTTTTACCGGCCCATGTCCGGCCCGTTGCAATATGGCAGGCCCACGAAACCGCCAGAAAACTCTTGTATGAGCCGCTGGGGCCATAAATGCTGCATAACGACTGCGCCGGAATGAAGTGCTTGATCACGAAGTTCTGACGGGCGTCGTAGCCTTCGGAGCCGCGGGAAAGCGGTAGCCGGGTGCGGCGGGTCTGTATATCGGTTGAGGGAAATACACGCTGTATACGCTGTGCATCAGTAAGCCAGGCCTTAAGCTCGTCCTCGCCAATCTCTTCCACCAGCGCGGCGCGGCGCAGTTCGTTAACCTGCCCGGCATCGCTACCGAGATAACCGGCCTCGCACAGCTCCTCATACGTCATGCTGTGAAGCTGGGTTAATTTCGCTACCAGCTTACCGTAGCGCGTGGACGGATCTTTGTGCTGGTGGATGGCTTTATCCAGATCGCTGCGGCTGTAAGGGCGGCCATGCGCCCACAGATAGGAGCAGGCGAACAGCGCATCGGATACCGCTTCTACTGCCGTCAGTTGAACAGTCATTGCGGGATACCTCCGCTCATCTGAAATTTACCCAGCAGTGGATGAAACCAGTACGCCGATCCGTACTTACGCTTGGCGCCACGAAGTACCAGCCGGGCCGCCTCTCTGAATTTCTCATCAGGTGCAATGAACCCGCCAGACTTCATCTTGACCAGCATTACGCCGGTATTCTTCGCCAGCTCCTCGGCCTTCTTGGTTGATATACCGTACTCAGCCGCCAGCGTGGCCACAGGGGTCATTCCGGGCGGGATCTCCCCGCCCTGGCTGTCAGTCAGCGAGCGAACCTGCTGTTCAAGCTCCAGCACCCGCCCCACCAGCAAATCAACCCGTTTTTCCAGTTCATTGAATTTGACGTTACTGATCATTTGGATGCCCCCTGACGTTTCCTCAGTACGAACCTTGCCGTATTACTGCTTTGCTCAAGCGCCTGTGCCATTCTGGGTAAATGCCTCAGAACATTTCCAAGAAGAGCCAGATCGCGTCTGGCATCTTCATCGCCATAGCTTTCACTACCGGAAGCATCCAGGGTCAGATTGCCGATCAGAGTCAGCGCGCTGGTTATGGCAAACACCCCGTCGCCAAGCAGATCGCTGGATTCGACCAGTTCATCATCAGTGAATTTTTCAAAGTCAGGGGAATGCTTAACAAGCTGATGGTAGATATCAGGCATGACGCACCTCCGGCACTACCAAGCGAGACGAAATATCGATCTCTGCGCCCATGAGTGACCAAAGCGTGTCATTTTCACTATCTGTCCAGGTTAAGGAATACGGGCCTTCAGTTCTTATTTTTGCGGCAAAGGTTAAATTCCAGCCAAAGAATGCTGCGCGTGCATTCTCTTCAGTATCTGCCACGGTACGCAGGACTATGGGTGAGCAAATATGCCCTTTTGGCGTACCAAGGAAGAGCCATGTAAATTTAGGGTGAGTTTGGGTATGCTGTTGATCAGCCATAACTGTTACTCCAACTAACGGTTTGTGGTCAGAAGCCCGGTTTGGTGTTGGCGCACCACCGGGCTTCGCACTTACAAGGTGAATCGCACCTTTGCCTTTAAAGCTACCTCCAAGTGAATCGCACTTCAAGCCTTTTAATGTCATTTTTTTTGCGTATACTGAATCGCACCAAACCGATGGAGATTCAGTAATGGCAACGGGTTCAACTAACAATAAGTCACAACAACTTAATGCACGCTTCCCGCATGACATTGTTGCAGAATTAGAAAGCAGCCTCGTTGAAGGCGAAACAAAAGCGCAATTTATCGTCACTGCTGTAAAAAGTGAGATCAAACGCCGGCAGCGTAAAAAGACTAAAGATGCGTCATAAAAGTGAGAAAAATCAACCGTCTCAAAATTCAGTTGGCCACCGCTGCTCACATCTGAGCATCGGTTAAAAATCAATCTCCCGAATTTTCGGGAGATCACCTCAGGGATGTTCGGCAATGCCGCCCCCTCCACCATGAGGAAACAACCTACTATCTTTGAGATAGTCGCGCAGGACAGGCCAGAGGATTGGTTATCCCACATTAACTGCGCCAATGCCGCAGTTCCTGTAATCACAGGAGCGCTTAAGCTTTGACCACCAGCGACAGGCCTGGTATGCTGATTTTGTTTTGAATGATCCCACTGGCGGCCTGGCATGGCCGCTTTTGTTTTTTCTGACATACCCGCCCCTTACGCTGTCTGCGTGCGACGAGTTGACGCAAGATAACCATCAAGATCCGACTTCATATAAATAACCTTGCGGCCAATTTTATGATGAGGAATTTCCACTTTTCCGGTACATGCCCAATTAGCTAATGTTTGAGAATTTACCCCAAGATAATCCGCTGCCTCTGCACGGGTAAGACGTTCATGAGATTGTGGAGAATGAATTAGATGCATAAGTATCACCGTGTATTTTCAATTATCAACACGGATACTTTATTTTTGATATTAATGTTTCGGTAGACAGCAAAACCAGATAGAACGCTGACTATCTGGTTATCACATTCAATATCTAGATCAGGGGAGGGAAAACTTGATTTCCTACCCCTTATTTAACACCAATTTAAAACTTCTATTTTTGGGTTTAACATCTGGATTTAATCCAGAATCTTTTAACCAAGTTTTAACTGTGGCAGACACAGGAACATCATTCCATTTAGCGCGTAGATGAGAATAGATTTCCTCAGAAAGCCCCGCCATACTGGCGTTAGGATATTTACACCAAGTAGCAGTTGCTATTTCAAGTACTTCAGAATAGTGCCTATTAGTCTTTCCTTTTTTTGCTTTGCTCTTTTCCGCCCGCAAAGCTATGTCGACATATTTTTCCGCGGACTCAGTAAGAGTACTGATTATCGACATTACAATAAGCATCCTTCGCGCCAGTTTGTAGTAACCATTTGCTTCGAAAAGCATAAAGGCATTGTGTAGAGCTAAAATTGTCCCAGCTAAATCTTCACTACAATTATCATTATTTTCTTTGATTATAGAAATAAGATCCTTTAGCCCCTCGGATGTGTCATTTCTAATTTTATATGAAAGTGCGCTATAAAACTCTTTATCAACCACTGATTTCTCTTTAGTAATAAGAGTTAACTGATCACGTAATTCTTTAAGGTATTTATCATCTTGGATAATCAT